GCCGTATTCATCGCGCAGGCAGTACATCTCCTGCGTGGCCACCAGAGTATCAGAGATCGCCTGAGTTATATGATCCAACCAAGTCTTTTCATAATCTGCAATCGTTGCAAGAATATATCCGGGATCCTCAATGGTTCCAGGCTTCAGTGACAAGTATGTACACATATTCTGCACCAGATTCTTCGCTGTGCCATTTTCAAGCACCACAATATCCTTGGCTTTTGTGTAACGAAGCTGGTCATAAGCCTTTACTGTAATGATTCCGTTTTCGTCTCCGGACACCTTAAATACCGTCCCAAAGAAAATGCCATCCTGCTGATCGTTATCCGTCAGCCGGACGACATCCCCGTTCTGCAAGGTCAGTCCGTTTTCAATGTAGGAAAATTCGAGGCAGCTTGCGCCTTCATTTAAGACGTCTGTCCATGTGAGGCTTTTACACATTTCTGAGATATCATAAATCGTCTTATCCTGTGTCTGCGCCAGCAATTCCATGACAACCACCTCCTCCTACGTTGGGATCGTGAGAACCTGTCCCACGCTGATCACGTTGGGGTTCGCAATCGAATTTGCAGAAGCTATCTTCGTGTACTGTGATCCGTCACCGTAATATTTCTTTGCCAGCCCCCACAGCGTATCACCAGACTGCACCGTGTGCGTCTTACCTTCCGTCACTGCTGGATTTTCGGTTGTGGTTGCTGTCGAGGATGTATCTTCCTGTTTTACAGTAGATGTTGCTGTCGTAACGGCAACATAGCGCTTTCCAGGTGCCTTGTACTCCATCAGAGTGAGTGAAATATATTTATCTCCCTCTTCTCCAGCTTTTTCTATTACTTCCACGCCCTTGACCAGCGCCATGGTGCTGATGTCATCCGTAATCCCATTGGACGCGATAAAACGGATCGCTTTCTTATTTTTCTGGGCTTTTCTGAACATCTTCTCATAAAAATCCGCATCCGATTTGGATCCAGGTTCCAGATAGTGGTATTCCTGGCTCGGAAACTCTGCCTCAAAAGAATACTGTTCAAGTTCATAGTACGTCGGTATAGACACCTGACCGGTTCCAAGCACCTGATAGGTGTCTATATTCAGGTTCCGACTTCGCTTGATCTCCTCTGGGTTCACTGGAAGCTTGTACTTTTTACTGCCATATTTGAAATATACAGAATAAGACATTACGTCGGCACTCCTTCCGGTGCGGTTGCAATCACATCTTTCAGCCGGTCAACGACATGAGTCATCACGCTGTCAGTGTCAGCCTCTTTTGTGATCGGTCCGCTGAATTCTACGCGGATGTTAGGTGCCAAAGTGTTCTGCGATATGCGGGCCACATAGTCGCGCTCTGCAAGCTGACGCATCCAATCGATGTCCTCATCGCTTTCCACCTTGACCGCGCCTCCCTGGCCGGTGCCTTTCACTGTGCTCGGGTTGCTTGCACTTCCATATCCGGATCCGAGCCCGCTGAGATCAATTTCAGGGATTTCTCCGATCTTTCCGGTTAAATTATCCCATGCACCGGTGATTTTTGATGCGATATCTTTCCCTTTGTTATATCCAGTTGTTGCTGCAGTAGTATAGTCCATCAGCTCCGGGGCCTTGACGTATTCCTTCCAACCGCTTTCGTCTTTGACGGTGGTGAGCTTTGTTTCCAAACCTGCTTGGAACGAATCAAGGCCAGATGTAATGTCAACCGTAACTCCAGGAATCTTATTGATTATGTTCTCAATCGCCCGCGCCATATTTGCAATATAGCCTACACAGGTGTTCGCCATATCAAGAAAAAGAACCTCCACAGCAGCCACCGGATTATGGAACGCATTCCCGATAAAATTTGCCAGCATTGCAAAGCCGGCCTGAGTTGGATACATAAAGTTGTTGTAAATAAATGCCGCCAGCACGCCAAAAGCACCGCCGACGATACCTGTCGCGCTTACAGATTCCCCGGAAAACTTATTGAATGCAGCAGTACCTGCATATATCGCAGTGATCAGCAAAGCGATTGCTCCAATTACCCATGTAATCGGGCAGGCGAGCAGCGTCCCATTATACAGCATCTGCGCCTCGCTGGCCGCCGCCGTGCTTCCGGCCAATATCCTCACTGCCATGGATAAAACTCCCCAGGCACCGGAAGCTGCGCCTACAATTGTATTTGCCGCCGCCATACCGCCGGTCACAGCCAAATATGATGCTACAGCACCAGCCACGCCTAATATGATAGGCTGCAGAATTGACCAGTTATCCGCTATAAAGTCAGCCGCATTTCCTCCCGCATCTACGATCGCGCCGAATATGTTTACCACCACACTCGCCGCCGCACCGACGCCATCCAGCATTCTTTCAATCGTCGGCAGGTGCTTCTCTACAATGTCATAGAGCTTCATCACCGCCGGCGTCATCCGGTTCCCGACAGCCTCCCGCATATCGCCGATCTTGTTCTGGATCTGAATGATCCGATTTTCCGGCAATGCCGCCATCTTCTCCGCCAGTCCATCCCAGGACTGGTTGATAACATCATTGATCACCAGAGCCTTCTCCATATCGGTTCCATTCTCGATGATCTTCTTCTGCGCATCGGTCAGTTCAAATCCCTTCTTTTTCAGGCCATCGTAGGTACCATCCAAAGCTTTACCAAGCTGGGTGGCATAATCTGTCATGGCGGTTGCATCCACAGAGCCGCCGCCCGACATACCGGCAGCATAATTGGCCAGTGTCCCCATCATGGACTCGATCGCTGCCGGGTCTGAGATGTAGGTTGCAAGCTCTCCGGCACCGGCAATCATTGCCTCATCTCCGTAGATCGTCTTTCCTTGAATCGCACTTGCTTTCTGTGTGATCCGGTCGAATGCATCTTCGGTAGCTCCAACATTAGCAAGGACAACTTTCAGTTGGCTCTCTACTCCGCGCTGCAGATTTGACATATCAAAAGATTCCTGACCAAACCTGATCGCCATATCTATGGTTTTCGCACCTGCAAATGCCGATAGCGCCCCGGCAATCATATCTTTGAGATTTGACGCCTTTTTACTTCCCTCATCGATTTTCTGATTGAATCTCCCCTGCTCATCCGTATTATCCCGAATGAACCTTTCCGTCTCATCCACGGTCTGGGCCAGTCGCTCATAAGATGTATTCGCACGGCCGACATCCATCTCAGACATCGCTGATTTTAATTCATCCTGTTCTGTGAGGATGCCACTGACCTGGCCACGAAGCCGCTCCATTGCTTTCTGTGCATTTTCCGTCTGCAGATTGATCGGATTGGCACCGATTTGAATGAGCTTTTCCTGCAATGCTTCCACGCGCAACTGCATTTCATTCACATTGTTAACCATCTCCGGAGAGAATACCGATTCCACAGGCTGCACAGAAGCCGCTGCATCCGCAGCCTCTTCCATGCTTTTTTCATATGCGCTTGCGCTGGCTGCGGCCTGCTGCAGACTATCCGCCGTCTGTTCGCTGGCTGCGGCTGCTTCCGCCATCACAGCACTCCCAGAGCTTATTTGACCTATTGCTGCGGTCGCTGCAGTTGCGCCGTCACCGGTCTGTTCCAACGATTCATTGTACAAATCAGTCTGTCTGCTTGCGTCCAGAATCGCACTGCCCGCCTGCTTACTGCCGGTTACAATCTTATTGATCGTGGAGCTATATCCATTAAAAAGCTGGATTGTTGCACTTAATGTTGCCATTGCAGCACCTCCTATCTCTTCGCAAGGCGTTTCTCTTCGGCAATCCGCAGATCAATGCTCGCATAAACAAACGCCCGTTCCCGCTGGCTCATTGCATCCAGCTCGGACGGACGTATCCGGAGTCTCTGCAGGGCGAAGTGAGCATAATTAATTTCCGCATCACCCTGCTTGATCAGTTTTTTGCCTCTTCCTTATCGTCGTTGATATCCTTATCCAGACCTGAGATTTCCTGCACCGCTTCAAAAAGGACAGAAAATTCTCCCATGTACAGCATTTTCTCGAGGGTTTTTACTGCCCCAAGCGTACCATAAGCTGCCTGCAGTTCAGCGCTTTCCAGATTCGGCGAGACAACGGCCAGCGCGGTTAATTCATGGTTATATCCGATACGGTTAAATGTGTCCGCGCCGCTCTTCTTGTCCTTTTTTGTATATTTCCGCATCAGTGACTCATTTTCTTCCTGTGTGATCGGCCGGATCGTGAACGGCACTACCTCATCGTTTTCAACAAACCTCTTCGAAACAATAACATCTCTGTTTTCTGTCTGCACCGGATGCAGAAATGCATTTAATGAACCCATATCTATTTCCTCTCTTTCTTTTTTGCAAGAAAAGAACGCCCCTCAAAATGAAAGACGTTCTTTTGGTTTTTTTTACCTCGTTTTGAACAATGCGAGAATTTCTCACCTCGTTTTATCTCAGATTCTCCGGAAGCACATAGCTTTCCAGATTGTCCACATCGTCAAATGTGAAGTCGCAATCCGTAGTGTTCAGCTCCTCACTGGAATCGTCCAGATATGCAACCGGAACTTTCGCAAGAATTACATCACGCATAACCACGGTACGGCGTCCGATCGTAGATGCCGCATCCTCGTTGGTTGTCTGGATGCTAATGGATGGCGTTATGCCATTATTGATATACTCTTTATAAATTGCAAGTGTGGCCGGGCTGACGTTGTAAATCGTAACGCTTCCCTTGCCCTCTGCACTGACGACCTTATGCTGCTTCATACGGTGCCCAAGCAGCTTCTTCGCAACCACCGTAAATTCGATATTTGCCTCGATCTTGGACAACTCAAAGAAATAACGGTTCTCGCCATCCACCGTAATATAGGCGCTGCCTTCATTGCCGGACACCAGATCGGATATTTTTGTATAATTCTGATTCGCTGCCATATATCATCACCTCCTACGACAAATTGACGGTTACATAGATCTTCTCGATGCTGTCAACCGGCTGGGCCGCAACCTCGACTGCAACAGCATCAGAATCAATACCTTCAACAATGGTTATATCATCCGGCTCAAAGTTTTTAATCGCATTCAGCCGCTGCACCTCTTTCAGGTAAGCAACGTACATGTTTTTCAGCAGAATGTGTCCATTGTCATTGTTATCATATTTTCCGACATAATTACCCTCATAGATAACACCAAGGTCATTCTTGATATTATCGAGCGTACGGATGATACGGTTTTTCCGGAACATTTTTCCTTTTTCAACAGTAAACGAGGTGTAAGAGTTGATGTCGTATACAATCGTTACATTCTGAGACTTATCTACTTTGAGCAGGAATTTTCCTGCCTTGGACGCTTCCGTCATCGCCGAACTCTTCATACGCGGCACGACATCTACCGCACCGACGTATTTCTTGCCGGTGTTCGATGTTCTCATGCTTGCGCCCGCAGTGGCACCGGCCACCCAGGCCGTCAGCTCAGCCGCAGAAAGTTCCGTTCCGTCCGACAGGAGAACTCCCTGCACCACATTGATCACTCGGTCAGAATCGGCATCAATATTTGCCAGCACCGCCTGCATCGCAACGCCCTCGTCATCATACATGGCGCTGATCCAGTTTGTAATGTTGGTTTTTGCAGTTTCGTATGCTTTTTCCTCTGTCTGATCGTCATAAGGATATGAAAGCGCATTAAAATCAACAGATTCGAGGTTTTCCAGTGCCGTCTGGACATCATCCGCAGTGTGATTCTCCGGCAGCTTATACAAGATTACTGTCTGCGCATTTTTGAGCGCTTCAATAGTCAGTTTCTTGTCTGCATCCGTTGCATTTTCCGGATATGCTGCATCGGTAGCTGTAATCGTATACATTGTATGGTCATCTCCGGTGCTCAGTTCCTGTAGGATAACCACGGTGCCTCGATCTCCTGGCGTAATGGAAAGCGGCGTATTCGTTTTAATATTCAGATAAACGCCCGGCAGCTCTTTGTTCTGTGATTCCCATGTTCCTGCCATATTATTACTCCTTTATGGTAGTATTGACAGACTGCGTACGCATCTTGACTCCCTCGATGTACAGGAATTCCCGATAATCTACATCGAACAGGAAATGCAGCACTTTGTCTGTGATTTTCAAGTTACGGTTTTTGATTTTAAATTCCGGCACCCGAAATTCCCGGGTGAGTGCTTCGCCGACTGTCCAGCATTCTTCCTGATATCCCACATCAGACTCATCTTCCGGAAAATACATGATGTCGAACCGGATGTTGTTCTTCATTCGGCCATTGA